TGGTTGCTTGCCGGGTTTTGAACTTGGAGGAACAGAGGGAACTGAATGTGTACCAGAAGGGGTTGAGGAGCCTTGTACCGGTAATCAAATTAGGAACGAGGAAACTAGGGAGTGTGAAGACCCGCCGCCTACCTTTGAAGAAGGACAGCCTTGTACTACTGAAGACGGCAAGGCAGGAACTTATGACTCCGAAGGTGGCTGTGTTCCTGACTGGGAAAACACAGGCCCTACTGTAGCACAATGTCAAGAACTAAAAAAAACACATATTCCTGCTGATCCATCAGAAGGGACTATTAGCGCTTGTGGAGACTGTCTGAACCCTACATGGAATCCTGTAGGAGCCAACGGTGAGTGTGTAGCTCCGGAGTGTGATGAAAGCACTTTTAAAGAAGAAGTAACAGAAACAACTACAGTACCTTACGGAACAGCAGCGAGACCACAGGCACCTACGTATACAGAAATAAACGGTGTGTGTACTAAAACTACTTATGAGGTTGTTGTCGCAGATCCTACACAAGCAGACTGTGAAGCCGAAGGTAAAGTCTTGGGTGAAGGTAGACAAGGTAAGACTTGTGTTGAGCCTCCTGTAGAAGAAACATGTACGAACGGAGCTATAGACGCGCCAGAGTGTAAGGACTGTGGGGATGGCTCTACTCCAGATCAACACGAAAACAACGACTGTGGGAAGCCTCTTAAGGTTACAGATGATACATGTGGTCCTGATACGTTTACTAAAGAAAGAACAGTAGAGGTATCTGTAGGTTACGTAGATAAAGTTCAGGACCCGACTACTGAGTATAAGGTAGAAAACGAGGAGTGTACAAAAGTAACTACAATTTACGTGTCTGCTCCTAATCCCGAGGTTGTAAACTGTGGTGACGGCAAGCCTCCTGAAAGTGAGGAAGGGTGCGTGGAGTGTCCAGAAGGTTCACGTTTTTCAAGCGCTTCTAGTTTAGCAGCTTGTGGTGCTCCTCCACCTCCCCCACCTCCCCCACCTCCGCCACCTCCGCCTCCTCCGGTCTGTGGTGATGGTAAACCTCCTGAAGGTGAGGACGGGTGCGTAGAGTGTCCGGAAGGTTCACAATATACTAACGCTTCTAGTTTAGCTGCTTGTGGTGCTCCTGTAGAGTGTAACGCAGAGAATGTCACATCTCAAGTTAACTTAACTGAGACTGTACCATTTGGTGATCCGATACCTGACCCGACGACAACTTACGAGGGTAATGGTACTCAATGTGTTGCTACTACGACAACTTATGTGGAGGGTCCTAACCCTTGTGCAACCATTGACGACAGTAATTACGAAGAATGTGGTTACGATAAATGCGAAGAGGGTAGTGAATCCCCTTACGTTAAAGACGGCGCAGAGTGCATAGCTTCTGTAGTAGAGTGTACAGACCCTAATAGAAACACAAACGAAGACGGTAGTTGTGCAGAAGGGTGTAAAGAAGGCTATAGGCTTCAACCGGGAGAGGGTGGAGAAACTCTCTGCTTACCTCCTCAGATCGTGTGTTGGGATAACACCTTAGCGTTCACAGAAGGCGAGTGTCCTGAGGAGCCTCAGATTGAATGTTGGGATGGAGAAATAGTCAACGACGCATCTAAGTGCTCTCCGGAGCCTAATGAGGTAGACTGTGAAGCAAAAAATAGGGTACAAAAGACACCTTATGAGTGCGGAGAGTGTCTTCCTAACTTTAAGCTTGAGGGCGGCTTGTGTGTTGCTCCACCTGAATGTAACGCTGATACTGCTACGGCTCAAGTTAACTTAACTGAGACAATACCTTTTGGTGATCCTTTACCTGATCCCACGACAACTTATGAAGACGACGGTACTCAGTGTGTTGCAACTACAGTTACCTACGTCAACGAAGAAGGCACTTGTCAGCAAAGAGGCCTTATAGAGTACGAGGGAGAGTGCTACGATTGTACAACTATAGATAAGGACAACTTTAGGGCTTGTAACGGTGTTCCTTGTGGTAATGGCGTATTTGCAAAAACACAAGAAGAGTGTCCGTCTACAGACGTATGTAGTGGCGATGGCTTGTATCCTGAGGAAGGTAAAGAGTGTGTAACTTGTCCAGCTAACACACCAAACGCAGGTAAGTCAATGTCTACTTTGGCAGCCTGCGGCGAGCCTATTATAGTAGGCCCGGAGTGTGAGGACCCTCAGACTGACGAAGAGAAGTTAGAGTGTGGTTGGGTAGAGTGTCCTAACGGTGGGATAGCCGAGAACTTAGAAGCCTGTGGTGACACAACTGTAACTACTTGCTTAGACGAGACAGCAAACAACTTTAATGAAGAAGGCCCTTGTGTCTACGGCCCTGTAGAAGATATTTGTGAGAACGGTGCTATAGACTACCCTGAGTGTACTGAGTGTGCTGATGGTAGCCTACCTGACTTTGAAACAGGGTGTGCTGAAGGTCCAATAGAGGATCCCTGTGATGACCCTGTGTACGCCGCAGAGAACCCAACAGAGTGTACCTCAGGACCTGACTGCGTTGACTGTACGTGTCCTGAGTACGCCGCAGCTAACCCTGAAGAGTGCATAGGTACTCCTCCTCCTCCTACTGGGGGTGGCGGTGGTGGCGGTGGAGGAGACCAAGGAAAGATAGAGCCTATAGAGATAGGAATTTCCGGAGACCCTGAGCTTCTAGCGAGACAAGAGTTCCCAATTACTGATTACTTAAGCGGCTTATTTACAGGTAGAAGATAATATGACATACTTAGATTTAGTAAATAATGTCCTAAGAAGGATACGAGAAGAGGAGGTTACTTCTGTAGCCTCTAACACCTACAGCAAGATGATAGGTGACTTAGTTAACGACGCTAAGGAAAACGTAGAGACTGCTCACGACTGGGCAGCACTTAGGTACACCTTAAACATCAACACTACAGCAGGTATATTCAACTATGTTCTCACAGGCAGTAAAAACACACCAAAGGCTCTTACGGTTATTAACGATACTACTAATGTTTTCATGGAGTACCGTAGTTCTGACTGGTTTGATAACAAATACCTTGTACAAGAACCCGTCTCAGGTGCGCCTCAGTACTACACGTTCAACGGTGTTGACTCCAACGGAGATACTCAGATAGACATATACCCCAAGCCTGACAAGGTTTACGATATACAGTTTAACGCTGTAATCAGAGGAGACATTGTAGACGAGAACGGCGCAGTGATTCGTCCTTACTTGTTAACTAACGATACTGACAAGATGCTGATTCCTCCGATGCCTGTGATACATCTAGCAGTGGCCTTAGCAACCCGTGAAAGAGGTGAGGCAGGAGGAACTACGGCTTTAGAGTACTTCGCGTTCGCCTCTAAATACTTAAGTGACGCGATTGCCTTAGACGCACAGAAGCACCCTTATGAAACTGACTGGTATACCCCATAGGAGTTAGTGTATGTCTGAACCACTCCAGAGTATAAACCTAGTCGCTCCTGCGTTCAAGGGTATCAACACAGAGGATTCTCCGTTACAGCAGGACCCTTCGTTTGCTGACGTGGCAGATAATGCTGTCATCGACAAACGTGGGCGTATTGCTGCACGTAAAGGTAACGGTGTTTTAACCACAGATGCTTCTTTGTTAGGCACTGATTATATACACCAGATGCATTACTTCTTTGATGACGCAGGTAACTCAAAGCTATTTAGCACAGGTAACTCTAAGATACTCTCAGGAACAACCACGTTAGTTGACGAGACACCATCTGGTTACACCATTGGTAACAACAACTGGAAGATGGTAAACTTTAACAACGCTGCTTATTTCTTCCAAAGAGGACAAGAGCCTTTAATCTACACTGACACAGGTGGGCTAGAGACATTTGGAGACTACAACGGTGTATCCACAAACGCCAAGTATTACTGCCACGAAGCTTTAGCAGCCTTTGGTAGGCTATGGATAGTTAACAACTCTTCAGACACTCAAACTATTTATTGGTCTGATTTGCTCATAGGTACAGATTTTACAGGGGGTTCCTCAGGCTCTATAAACTTATCTAAGGCGTGGCCTGATGGGTTCGATGAAGTTAGAGCCTTAGCTGCCCACAACAACTTCCTGATAGTCTTTGGTAACCATAGCATCATAGTGTTTAAAGATGCTCAAAGCCCAGCTATTATGTCTATATCAGACACCGTTGCTGGGGTAGGGTGTGACTGCCGTAACTCTGTACAGTACACAGGAACAGATGTGGTATTCCTGTCCACCAGCGGCCTTAGGAGCTTCCAGAGGACTATACAAGAGAAGTCTATGCCTATAGGAGACTTAAGCTTAAATATTAAGACAGAGTTCCTACAGGCCGTAGAGGCAAGGACAGCGCCTACTAATTCTGTGTATAGTCCTGAGAACTCTTTCTATCTAATAGCGTTTCCAGATCAGAACACTACGTACTGCTTTGACTTAAAGGGTAGCCTAGAGAACGGAGCCTATAGAGTCACTAGATGGCCCTCAGTATCTTTTGAGTCTTTTGAGAGAAATAAGGACGGCACTGTATACATAGGATCTTCAGCAGGAGTAGGGGAGTACAGCGGTTACTCCGATAACGGATCTTCATATCGCTTTAGATATTACAGTCCCGGACTAACCTTTGGTGACCCCTCAAAGCTTAAGATACTTAAGAAGATAAGGCCTACCATCGTTGGTGCCAACAGCGCTACAGTATTTGTTAAGTGGGCCTATGACTTAGGAACTAACTTTAGAACACAAGAGTACACCGTAGGTAACCAGACTCCAGCTTTCTATAACATAGACGAGTATGATATAGGGGAGTTCACAGGTGGTGAGCTTGCCTCTAGGAGGCCCGTGAACACAACAGGTGATGGGACTATTATAACCATCGGAATGGAATCAGACATCAATGGCTTTCCTTTGTCTCTTCAAGAAATCAACGTTTTAGTACTTATAGGTAAAACATTATGAGCAATTATACAGTAACAACGGACTTTGCAGCCAAGGACTCTCTGCAATCTGGTGATCCTGCAAAGATCATCCGTGGCTCAGAGTTTACCACAGAGTTTACAAACATAGCAGCGGCTATAGTAACCAAAGCTAACTTAGAGAGTCCTCAGTTTACTGGGGTGGTTACAGCGCCTACGCTTACAGTTTCAGGAACATTAACAGCAGGTCTTATTGACGGAGGGAGTTACTAATGGGTTTCTTAGCAGACATATTAGGAGGCACATCAGGCGAGTTCTACAGTGCGCTGCCTCCAGAAATACGTAACCTCTACGGGTCTTACAGTTCAGATGGTACATATACCTCAGGTATTCCTCAGGTAACAGCACCTCAGAACATAAGCTTTCAGCCTTACACAATAACCTCGGGAAACTTGGGGGACATTACTACTGATAAGTTCGGAGGAACTCAGTTTAACCTAGGCGAAAGTCAGCAGGCAATGCAGGACCAACTCTTAGGGGGTGCCTCAGACTTCTACCGTAACGCTATGCAGGGCACCTCTGGTAGAGAGGCAGACATCTACAATCGTATGAGGGCTGCTCAGAGACCTGAAGAACAGCAGGCTATGTTGGACTTGGAAGAACGTTTGTTTTCCCAAGGGAGAGGCGGAGTAGCTACAAACCAATACGGGGGAACTCCTGAGCAGCTTTCGTTAAATATGGCTAGAGAAAGAGCCAAGAATGAAGCAATATTAGGAGCCATGGGTCAAGCGCAACAAGAGCAGATGCAACAGGCACAACTAGGCGGTATGTTCCAACAGGAAGGTTATGCACCTTTGGCTCAACTAATGAATGCCTCTAGTGCAGGAGCAGGCGCAGCAAGCATGGCTGATGTAGCTCGTAGGCAGCAGGGCGAGTACGACCTACAGGCTCAGTTAGCTAACCTACAGGCAGACTTAGGCTCTAGGACAGGGCTTGCTAATCTGTACTCAGGACTATTTAGTAGTGCTACAGGTGCTTTGGGATCTGCTGGTGGTTCACTGCTTGACTTCATTTTAGGTAAGCTATAGGAGGACTAAACATGGCTACTTATCCAAACTTAGGCGGCATGTTAACACAGGCTGGTCAGCAACAGGGGCAGGTTCTTGGGAGTGCCTTCACGGGTTTAGCTCAGAATTTAATGAAACCCGTGGACAGTATGCTTGCTCGTAAGAAGAACGAAGGACT